TTCCAGTTCATCAAGTCTCTTGGATGGAACGTCTTTCGGTTTATAACCACGTTGAATAAAAGCCGAAATTGGGAGACGATAAAAGACTGCACCATTTTCCATAATGGCGTGCCATAGAATAGCACGGCCGCCCATGCTTGTGAGGCCAAAGATAATACAGTCTTCAACTTCTCCTTTATGTTTTTTAAGATCATATAAATACTCCCTTTTTATTTGCGCATATTGTACAGGAATATTTGCATTTAAGTAAGCCATAATTTATCATTTTATTTCGCCCCAATTAGGACCTGATTCGTAATCAACTTTATTAGGAATTCTAAGTTTAACGGCGTCTTCCATAATAGTTTTTATTTTATCAGCTTGTGCATCTGATTCAACAGATATATCAAGCTCATCATGTATCTGTATATGTGGTGTAATGCCTTCCTTATACAGATCTAACATAGCTTTTTTTGTCATGTCAGCCGCTGATCCTTGAATTAATTTGTTTAATGCCTTGTATGTAAAAGCTCTACGACTACCATTTTCATGCCAGTAATTTTTTTGTTTGTTACCATCTTTGTCTTTTACAAATTCTCCTTCTTCATCTTTTACATGAGGACCCATAGCTTGTAGTTCTAACATTCTTTCATGGTCTTGAGCTGGTACAAATCTACCCCAATCACTTCCTTTTAGTATAGGTTCATATTTAGGAAATCTACATTTTCTATTTAAAATAGTTTTTATTTTACCATTACGTTGAGCTGCGCTCATTAATTTATTTGTTAGTTGTTTAACAAACGGAACCTTGCTGTGATATATATCAAACAATTCTTTTGCTTTGTCTTTGCTTACACCCAACTCTGCTTCTAATTTTGCTTTACCCATTCCATAAAACAAACCTAGATTAATTACTTTAGCTTGATTTCTTGGAATCTTAGCCATGTCTGCCACGACTTGGTGAAAGTCTGCATTTGGATTATGATCATATGAATCTGCAATTTCATTAACAGAAGCCAGTTTAAATCTTAATGCGTATTCTGTAACAAGCCTTGGTTCCTGTTGCGAGTAGTCAAATGTACCCCACTTACAGCCTTCTTCAGGTATAAATAAACTTCTAATTAATGGACCTGTTTCTGGATCCTTAGCTGGAATCTGTTGTAGATTAGGATTAGAGTAACTAAATCTACCTGTAACTGTACCTCCATCATCAGATCTAATTTGATTTATCTCTGCATGTATTCTACCTTTGTGTTCGTGTCTTAAAATAGTATCAATAAAAGTTGTATTAACCTTGTTAATTTTTCTAGCCTCTGCTATCATCTTAATTGTAGGATGATCATGATTCGAAAGGAAATTTTTAGTAAATGAAGGCGCACCAGTTTTTTCAGTTGTTTCAAAAGGTAAGTTTAATTTTTCAAAAACTTTTTGTATACTACGTGCGGCCCATATTTGAGTTTCTATTCCTGTGTCTATTTTTATTTGGTGGATTAGTCTTTCTTCTTTTGTCGTTAATTCTCTCTTCAATGTATTTGCTCTTTGAGCGTCCACTCTCACCCCAAGATGTCTCATATCAACCAGGCAAGGAAAAAGATCAGTTTCCAAATTAAATATTTCTTGGCAGTCTTCTTCTATTAATAATTTTTTACAGTGCTGCCAAAGTTTAAAAGTTAACTCAGCATCTTTTTCAGCATAAGCTCCTACTTCACTTGCAGGTAATTTCCACATGTCTGCTTTTGGATCTAGTCCTCTTGACTTAGCTGCTTCGTTCAAAGCTTTTTCATTTTTACCTTCGTTAAGATAAAACCAAGACAAAGCATTTAACGTGTATGCAAATCTATTCTCATCTAAAACAGAGCATGCAATCATCGTATCTACGATTAAACCATTGATTTTTATACCTAAATTACGTATCCAACATACGTCGTACATTGCGTTATGAAATATTTTTGTAGCTGGACATGCACAAATATCTCTAAACCATTCTAAAGTTTTTTCTCTTGGCATGTTGGGAGCTTCACCATGAGCTATAGGAAAATACCATTTGTCATTGTATGTTGCAACTGCAATACCTACTACTTCACCATTACCTGTCACAGCACCAGATCCTTTTGATTTTAAATCAGGATCTCTTGTCTCTAAGTCAATTGCTATCTCATCATAATCTCTTAGATCAGGATACTCAGTGGGCATAACCCATTCGGTTTGTGTTAGATACTTAGGTACTTTCATTTTGCTCTTTCTTATTATAATATAAAACCATTGGTTTATTACCCTCGTATTCTTCTAATCGTTTTTTCATCATTTGATTTTCATCATACAGTTCTCTATATCTTTCAGTTAACCTTTTAATTCTAGGTTCATATAAATTTCTATAATGTAAACTCCAATTTTTTGCTATACTCATTTGTCATCTTTTAATTTTAATATTTCTAAATCACAGTAGTGTTTAATTTTTTCTAAGTCTTGTATCCCTGCTTTGTTTTTATATCTACAAACGTATTTAATTACGTTGCCTTGAAAGAACGAGAGATTATTTTTTGAAATAAACTCATAAGGTTGAATGTGAAAGTCTTTGTAATGACTCCCGCCTATCTGCTTATCTTGTGGAAATGAATCTTCAAACATATCTTTATTTGTCATAGTTGATACTCCTTTATTTTCTTTTTAGCTTTCAGTTTATATAAATTATTTCTTGCTCTAGTGGTGCCCACATACCACACTCTATGCTCTTCATCTTGTTTGTCAACACTTAGACGTATACTTTTTTGCACTTTAGATCCTTGGTGTAAAGATAAAATAACATTATCTTCTTCACCACCTTTTGCAGCGTGAATAGTTGATACCCATACCCTTGCATTTTCAGAAAGTTTTTCACCCCCAAAAATTATATTTCGGATATAAAGTATTTCCTTCTGATCAGCTACGAAGATATCATACCAATTTTTTTCAGGATCCCAATTGCCACTGGGAATATATTCTCTAACATCATTAATTTCTTTCTCTTCAATCTCACCTTCTCTTATCCATTTTTGATATGCCATAGCTCCATTGTAGATACCAACATTAAAACTTTTACCTTTGTTACTTTGATAATAGATATTTTTATTTTTTAATTCTTTCATAATATCTAAAAGATTACTTCTAGTTCTTGTAAGGATTAACCATTTGCCTTTAGTTAGATCTACTTGTCCTAAATTATTAATGTGGCACGCAAGACCTTCTTGCGCCCTAGGCAAGTATTCTTTGTGTTTCCTGATGCCTGCTATACGATCCACAGCTATTTGAGACTGTTCTTGCACAGCTTTTGATACTCTTCGAGAGTATCTTAAAACTTTTTCATTAGCAGGTTCTGTAATAAATCTATTAACATCAGCACCGGCCCAAGCAAATATAGCCTGGTCATCATCACCAGCTAGATACATGTCTTCACAATTTTCTTTTAATCTATCATACAGTTGCCACTGTAAAGGTGATAAATCTTGAGCTTCATCTATAAATATAGCTTTTAATTTTGGAATCTTATTTGATTTTATTACTAGTTTAATTAGATCATTAAAATCTAGTAGATGATTTTTATCTTTGTACTCTTGTAGGTTTATATAAATATGCCTTAAAATATCAGGATCAATATCTCTCCTGTCATGTTCATTAAGATTAAATTCTTCTTCAATAGATATATCTTTGTTAATAGCTCTACCTATCATTTGAAAGTAAGGATTATTACAAGTTAAAAAATGTGTTTGTTCATCATTGTATTTATCATTAAAACTAACTCTAACATTTAACATCTTACCTAAGTCTTCATAATGGTGCGGCTGCATAATACTATCCTCGCTTAAATCTAATAAATGAAAACAAAATGCATGCAGTGTTTGAAAATATGGTACTTCTTTTTCATCAACACCAATTCTTTTTCTAGCTTCAATCGCAGCTTTCTTAGTAAAAGCAAAGTAACCTATCTTATGATAAGGTGTACCAGTTCTAACATAAGCATTAACTCTACGAATTAATCTAAAAGTTTTCCCTGTCCCTGGAGGACCATAAATTTTAATTGGCTTTTTCATCAGGTCTTTTAAATATGTCTATTAAACTACCTGTATACCCAAAGCTACCATGATGAGTTGTTTCACCATCAACCACCGCATAGAATTTAAATCCTGCAGCTGCAGCAATATTAGAAAAATGTGTATCTTCTCCCCACCAGTGACCTGACTGTTGATCAAAAACTGTATCCCAAAAATTATAGAAAAGTTTATTTGCTTCTTCAGATATAATTTCTTTTTGTTTAATTTTTAATTGAGGATGATCATACATTAATTTTTCATAAACTCTTTTATGTATCAAAGTTAATCCTGCTGGACCTACTCTTATCTCAGTCAATCCTTTGTCATCAATTTGAATGTCGTCAGGATTTTGAAATTGCACTGAATATTTAACAGAGTTATCTTGTGTTTTTTTCCTATAAGGAACACAGATTAAATCTTTTTTTGAAAGTATCATTCTGCCTACAACTTTAGGATCAAACTCTACATCTGAATCTACAAACAATTGATAATCCATACCTGATTCTAAAAACATAGCAGTTAAAACATTTCTTCCATACCCAACATAAGGACATTTAAATGTACTTATGGTAGATTTTATCCCTGCTTTGGTAAATGTATCCATTAATTTTATTAATGATAAACATGTTGATACTTGCATGGTGTCATAGGTAGGCATGCATACAAATACACTTGGTATTTTTTTCTTCGTCATACTATATTCTCCTTATCTTCTATTTTTATTTTTTCATCTGGTATATTTTCTCTCATTAAATCAGTAGCAGGCATTTTTATACACCTGACTGGAGGAAATGATTTTTCGCTTTCTCCTTTGGGAAATCTTTTTTGAGAACCAAACTCTCCTTTAAAATATGTT